TTTAGAAGTTTTAAGAAGAGTTGTGCGAATAGCACAAGATATGATATATTTATATCAAGCTATTGCTAAGTAAACTATATCAAAAGACCTCACAGATCCCATGGATTCGACCATGGGATTTTTTAGTAGGAGATACAAATGTTTCGATTTATTAAAGATATTGGAGCTATAATTCGCTACTTGCCTATCATAATAGATTCTATCAAAGCTATTATTAAAGCGATAGAAGGCGTTAAACCAGAAGAACCTAAAATACCTGAAGAAATTGAAGTTCCTGAGGAAAAAGAAGAACAAGAAAAACCATCCAAGGAAAAAGATATTATTTTTAACGAAAAGTACCATAAAAATATACAAAAGTACTGGTATTTAATTAAGAAAAGTAGTGCATTGAGCGATGGACAGAAGATAGCAATGGTAGCTCAATCCATGGTTGAGACTGGAAGAGGGCATTCAGAGCTAGCTAAAGAGCACAACAACTTTGCGGGGCTTATGTGGCGTAACATATTCGATGATGATGCTCGTTTCTATCCAGTAGAATATACATCTTCTAGTGATAATATAACAACTAATTATCTTGGTTGTAGTCTTCCTACTTCATTTTATGCAGCCTATATTAAATTCATAAATAGGCCTATCTATAGAGGCTGGCAAGAGAGGAAAGGAGCTAAGGATTTTATCATTTTCCTTCATTCATCAGGTTTTGCAGCAGATCCGAGATATGTTGAGAAGGTATCAAAGTTGTTTGCTGAAGCAGCATCTTTTCTTGGCTTAAAGTATGAAGAAAAGGAGAATCCTATTATGACTGAGCCTATTCATCCACCCTGGTTTAAAAGATTATCACCCCACAAGTCAACTCGTAGAGCTAAAATAACACATATTGTATTACATAACACAGACACCTCAACTTTCTCTTCTCCTGTTTATTGGTTTATCAATAAGAATTCTAAAGTATCAGCACATGCAATCATTCCAAGGAATCCTCAAGACTCAGTTCCTTTCTCTGGTAAAGCTGGAGAAATCTGCATTCCTGTTTGGGAGAAGTATGCAGCATGGCACGCAGGTGTTAGTATGTATAATCACAAGTCTTTGGGTATTGAGATTGTTGCTGGAGGAGGCTTGAAAGGTATGACTGCTTGGCAAGAGGATACAACAATACAGCTGATTAAATATTGGATGAGAAAATATAATATACCCAGAGAGAATATCCTTGGTCATTATGAAGTGAAGGCAACCAGTTGCCCGGGCCATATTTGGAGAACTGCAGACGATTTAAATTCTTGGATAAATAAGAATTTTTAGCAAATATATAATTAATAATTGTTCAAAGATAATAACCACTGCTATAATAGTTTTAGCAGTGGTTATTTTTTATGGAGGAGATATTTTATGAGTGAGCAAAAAGTATTCACGTTTGATAATATTTCTAATTTTATATTAAGTAATACAGAAATATCAGGTAATACTATACAATTAGTTATTAATGAAAGCATCGCAGCACCTTTTAGTGACGACTTTTCATCTGATACCGGATGGTTGTATGATAATAATAAAATTATCTTTGAAGATGAACAACTAAAACAAAAAGATATTCCAACAGACAACTTAATGATTCACTTTGATTTTGGGGTAGACGGAAGTACCACTCCTCGGCATCAAGATACAAGTGTTGATAGTGTAACGCTTGACGGTGGAGCTATTGTGGGTGGGGCGTGGACAGCCAACACTATTAATGACGGTATAACAGTACTTCCCGCTGCAGGCCAGGAACTTGCTTTAGGTCCAAGCCAAGCTTTTACTTTTAGAGCGCGATTGACGCGCAACGGCACACTTCCAGACACTATACAACAACTATTCACAATTGGCTCAAGTGACGATACGTCTACTTTTTTTAGTTTTTTCTACGACAGTAGCGTAAGCGCATTCAAAAGTGCTATACGAATAAATAATACGTTGTTCTTTAATCCTAACATTAATTTCTTTATGAGCCTTGGAGTTGAATATGAGATTGAGATTAACTGGGAACATCGTTTTGATGATAGCGTTAACACATCTGTTTTATTGATCTTTGTTGACGGGGTGAATATATATTCAGGAGCGTTTAACCACACATTACCAACTATTGATGATAGGCTAGATGTTCTTCAATTATTTAATCGCGGTAGTTTGAACACGGCAGGCGACTTCACTTGTACAGACGTTGCTTTTTGGAGTGAAGCGCTAAGGAATACGGATGTTGATTACACGCCTACCAGCGCTTTCGGAGCCATTAGATATGAAGAAAGTAAAAGCGATAAAACGTTTAGTGTGCCTGATGTTTTAAGTGCAATAAAGGAGCTGACGGCTTTTCAAACAGTAGTTTCTGAGAGTCCTAAGTATTTAGTAGATGGACTATATTATAACGGATCTGCTTGGCTCATGAGCAACGGCACGTATAGCCAAGCATCTACTCTCGGTGGTATAAATGAAGGACTTCCTACTTTTATTGTGGAGGATGAGCAGGAAGTCACTATAAGTATCATCTTGCCAGAAGGTTTGAATCAGACAGCAATAACCAATCTAAGTATACCCTATAGCCAAAAAACAAAAATAAGAAGTGGTTCCTTTGAGACAGTGGAATTTGTAAATGCTCAAGAAATTATCAATTTACAAGAAGAGCTTACTAGAACTGGTGCAGCAGAAATAAAATATGCAATTATTATTGATAATGTTAAGCAGTACTGGGACGGTTCTTCATGGATTGTGAGTGATGGTAGCTTTCCACAGCTAAGTACCTTGGAAGAAATTAACAGTAACGCCGCATCACTCCTTACACAGGCCGCTACTGTAAAGCTGTTTGGTAGGATTGAAGTTACAGAGTACAATGATGATTTGATAGCTACTTATCTTACATTAACGTATGACTTCGCAGGTCTTCCGGACAATCCTAATCTCTGTCTGGTTTATGGATATATACGTGACACGTGTAATACTCCTTCTGAAGGAGTGAAAGTAACACTGTCTCTACAGCGAGAAGACACAGAGCTTTTACTTAGTAATAATATTTCTATTTTTGAGGATTGCGAGGTACTTACTGATGAAAATGGTTATTGGGAAGCGACTCTTCCAAGATCATCATCGTATACTAATACAAGTCAGCAATACAGGGCTGCTTTTTCTAAAAGAAGAAAACTTATTAATACGTTTGGGGGTGGTAGTGATAGCATTTCATTTACCGTTCCAGATATCCAAGTATCTGATTTTAAAGACTTAATTTCTCCATAAAAATAACCGCTATAAAGTTAGTAGTATGTATAGAATAGTCTCAATCTAAAAAACATAAGCTTTTCACTAGTATAGCGGTGTATAAAGTATAGCATAAATTGCCCAACGGAGAAAGCAAAAACAACAAACAAAGACAAAAATATTAATTGTTTTATGTGTTGGGCAAGACTTATTCTATCATAGCTTTTATATCTCTTCTTGTTTCATAGCTCTTTTTTTCCCTATCTACCACTGCAAGAAAAGCATTCCACACCTTATCTCTATTCTCAATGGACATGCCGTTGCCTTTCAGCCATGAGCTCAGAGTAGGTCTGCTTATATCAAGTAAGATACAGAGCTCTCTTCTCGTGTATATTTTCATAAGATATTCTAGGTTGTTTCGCGCTACATATTGAGCATTAGTATTCATAATTATGACTTTCTTTCTATACTATCTTGTATATTATACCCATTAGGGTATCGTTTCTTAAGCTTGTATCTCATAAGGGCTATAGCCAAGGAGATTCCTTCAAATCCAATATTTTCATGGAGTTGTACTAGATAGATACCAACAAGTTCTGCTAAAGAATCAAGTAGATCAATGCGGTTTTGAAATGCTATTTTTTTAGACAAACTAAGCATACTATCTGTAGTATTATCTGATAATTTATTTCTATTTTCATATGTTTTCCAAAGTACTTTCAAACATTCTGTGTTGTATCTACTTAGCCCTTCAATAAGAACGACTATATAGAATAGTATATCTCCTAGCTCCTGGAGAGTTTTAAGCTCCTCTTCTTCCCTATTCATTTCGTTTATTTCGTCTATAATACCGACTATCCCTTGCAATAGTAGCCTTTCTTTTGATCTTAAAAAACCCTCATCTCCATGGTTATCATTTAACAATCCAAGGATAAATTCTTTATTTTGATCTAATAAAACAACAATATTTTCATCCATAAGTATCTCCTATAAAACTTTTTTTATCGTTTCTTTTTTTTCTTTTAAGCTCTTTGAGATTAAAGCATCAACTCCCTCAATTTCAATAGTATAAAAAGTACATTTTTGTTTTTGTCCGATGCGAATAATCCGCTTTTCTGCTTGGGCATTATTACCAGGAATCCAAGAGAGGTCATTGAAGATAAGCCTGTTTGAAGAAGTCAGTGTGAGTCCTACTCCAGCCGCGCCAATAGTACACACAAGTGCATCTATCTTCTTATCTTGAAAAGCAGTAACAATTGTATCACGATCTTTAATCGGGGTACCTCCATAAATTCGAGCGACCGATTTTCTCTTTTTTTGTATGGCATCATATATGAAGTCTACAGAGTCCCTATGATCAGAGAATATTACTACAGGGCCTTGCTCTTGTTCTATAAGTTCTAAAGCAAGAGCTATTGAAGAAGGAGCTTTCGCAATGGCAGTGCGGGCTTTAACACTAGAGATACTTTCTTCACCATCCATGGATGTTTGTTCCATATTTGCTTTCCAAGCTTCTTGAAGCTCACTATCAATAATTTTCAATGTATTTTTTCCAAGTATGCAAGAAATACTAATATAATTAAATAAAGGAAGATCTAAGTGATCCTTAGCTAGCCTTCTTATCATCTTCTTTTGAAGAAAAGTTTTTATTTCATCTTCATTTTTTACACCTTCATAAGAAATTATATTTTTTCTCCCAAAATTTTTTATTCTTTTATAAGAAAAATGGTTACAAAAAGAGTGAAAAGTTGGATATTTATTTATTATTTTATTTGGATTTTTATTATATTCTAGAAGTTTAAGTAGCGAGTATAGCTCAACTACTTTGTTTTGAATTGGTGTGCCAGTTAATCCGTATACTCTTTTTGGTTTGTGTGTTGCAAAAAGGTGATGTATATGTTCTGTTATTTGGGCTGTAAGATGTGATACTTTGTGCATTTCATCTAGTATAATCGTACCAAACTGATTAAAAATATCGTCGAAAACACCACTTCTTATCATTTCATAATTAGCAATAACAATTTTTTGACTAGTAAATTTAGAAACATCTTTTTTAGTAACGCACAGTAGTATATCTTTTTCATCAACGTTAGTAAATTTTAACCATTCTTTTTTCCAGTTGTATTTTAGAAAAGCAGGACATATAATGCAAACACGTTCTTTTATGTAGTGTAAAGCTGCCATGAGTGCCTGTAGTGATTTACCTATACCCATTTCATCTGCTATTATTGCGTGATTTTTCTTTAATAAAAAAAAACAACCTTCATTTTGATATGAATAAGGAACTACTTCTTTTTTAAGTAATGAGTGTTTTATATTTTTGATAATTTCTGGTTTTTTTGTTGAAGTAGGTTTATCTTTTGTTTCTTTTTTAAGCACATTTTTATCTATAGAAAAGGGGTATAAGTTACTTTCCCCAACGGCATCTATAAGTGCATCCGTATCTGGTATAGTCCAGGCTTTGAGATATGGGCTCCAAAAAAAGCCTAGCTCTTTTAAGTCATCTTTATAAGCGAAGGGAGCTATAGCTGCAATAACAAGATCACAGTGTTCATTTTCTACTTTTTTAAAAAAAATAGGGTGATCTATATAAGCAATATATTGAAAGGATTCAAATGTTTTTTGTGTAATCGGATTTTCTTCTTTTATTCCATATTTTTTTTGAATAAAAAATAATAATCCAAAAAATTTATCTTTTTCTATATACCATTTTTTATTTTCTGGATTCCATTTAGATCCCCAGCTTTTTATTTCACCTTTATATTGAAAAGAGGAGGAAATATAAGCAGTAATGTCTTCTCTAATATGTACTGAAACATCAATAGAACATAGTATGTAGTCTTTATTTATGGTCACATTTTCCTCCCATTGGTTTGAATTAATTAAAGAATGATCTTACTCTATCAATAAAAGATTGAATTACGTCTTTGGTTCCTTTTTCTACAAACATTTCTTTTTTATTTAATTGTGGTAATAACTCGCTTTTGACGAATGTTGTTGTTTTTTCATCTTGTTTCCAGGAAGGCCCTCCAGTGATCATATTCACAATATCAATGAAGAGACTTATATGTTCTTTATTTCTCGCATCAAAGAGATCATATTCTATAACATCTTCTTCAGATTTTTCTTCTTCAAAATCAAAAGAATATTCTTCTTTTATCTTTTTTGATTTTTGCTCATTTTCTTTTAGCATTTCTTTTCCACGAGCTATTTTTTCTTCTTTATTTTCTGTTTTTCTCACCGCTCTTTTTTTAGTCTTTTTTGGTTCTTCTTTGACATCTTTTTCTTTTTTGTCCTCGGACCTTTTTGGCTCAATAACATTTTTAGGCTCTACATCTGTAACTAGAGCTGGTTCTTGAATTTCTACGTCTTGTACATTTTCTTCTTTTATCTTTTTTGATTTTTCTGTTACTGTAGATACTAAAGAAGGAACCTCCTCTTGCTCAGAAGTGACTTTTATTTTTGATTCAATATCATGATCTAAATTCAAATCACTAGCGCCCACAAAAGCTAAAGTAGCACGTCTCATTGCTTTTGTTTGCAGCTTCATGAGCGTGTTAGCTAGCTCCTCTCCTTGCTGTTTGACAAACTTACCACCTTGAAATTTACTAATAGTTACAACCCCATAACCTTCTTCATAGCGCTCTCCGCACGATACTTTCGCTTTAAGCATTGCGATAGTACCTTCCCCAAGGAAAACAAGTTCTCCTAAAGAACGTGTAAGATTCTTGCTCTGTGCGATTAAACTTGTACCAGTTGAGTTCACGTACAGCACCTCTTTTCCACCTTGAGGAATGATGTCAATAGGCTTGAGGGCGGGTGATATGTTTAGATGCTCACACATAGCAACGATAATAGAGTTTTTTTGTTTGGGACTCATGGATGACACATCACCTGTTCGCACATACTCTAGTACATCTTCATTTTTCAATGCTGTTATTTCGTTATTTTTATCTGCTAATTTTATCATTTTTTATTCCTTTTCTTTAAAAAATGTTATGTTTTTCTCTATATCAAAAAGCTCCTCGCTCTTTGTCTGTCCATGGCATTGACTCCAATATGGGCATGGGCTACCAAACTTATCAATACAATTTCCTGTGTTTTTAACTCCTTGCGCTTCATTTTTTTCGGAAAATAGATGTTCTAGTTCATTAGCTTTTTGGATAGCTGGCTTAAGCTGTTCATACCAATAGTTAAGTGCTTTTTCCCTGGAAAAGGGCACAAAAGTAGTACGTATATCATAAACATCTTCTTTTATAAGACGTTCATAAAATTCTTCCAAGGACTCTGTAAAGCATTCTGAATTGTTGTTTTTCTCAATCACTTTATTGAAAAACTCTTCTTTAACTTCTCTCTCTGTAATAAGCTCTTTTTCTAGGCCTCGTTTCTTTTTTCTTACTTTTGTGGGGATAAGTATCTGAGTATAATAGAAGCCAACGTATTTATTTGTATCAAGTTTAATACCTGTTTTTTGCTCTACTAAGTATGCTATTTCTTTAAGATGAAGTGTATATGTGAGTATCTGAGGATCTGTATTGAGTTTTACTAAATCTTCTTTTCCAAACATAGAGACACATTTATCATCTTTTATTGCCCATTCTCCAGTCTTTTTATTATAAATAATCTCGTCACAAAAACCACGTATCGAACCTGTTTCGAAACCTAGCTCTCTACATATAGGTTTAAAACCAGTATCTTTAGTGAACTTTTTAATGTAACTTTTATATATCTCTGTAGCACCTTTTATCAAAGCTGGTGTTTCTTCTGGATTGAGAATAAACTCTACCGTTTTTTCTCTTGTAGCTTTATTAATAGATATATGTACGTTATTAAAGCACATAATCTGTATTTGCTCTAAAGAAACATCATTTCCTTGGCTTTGTTTATCAAGACAATCATGGATAATTATTCCTCTGATCATTGCTTTTTTCATAGGTGAATCAATATCTTCTCCTGAATGACCAAGGAGTTTTTTATTAAAATACCTATGAAAAAATTTTCTTTCACAGGATTTAAGTAGGGATACCCCACTTGCACTTATAATCATTATGACACCTTAAAATATAAAAACTTATTTCCTAAAAGATTATTTACATAATCATAAAAAACTTTACTATATCTTAGCTTTTCTGCTATTTCGTAAACTTCTATTTTTCTTTTATTTTTTCCTTTACAATAACAGTCTTCTTCTATATATAAGCCATCATTATCATCGAAAATAAAGTTAGGAAAAGAGCATGTTGAGCAGTGCTCACAGGGAACGCTTATTCCTGAGTGTATGAGCAGATGCTCAAGTTTATCAGCCATTGTTTGGTACTTATCCATTTTGTAAAACTTTCTAGAAAGGAACATCGTCTTCAAAAGAAGAGCTACTTTGAGTTTGTTTAATTGGCCTGAGAATAATAAGATCTTGTTGCGTATATACCTCTCCATTTCGAGAGTTTTCACGTTCTATATTTTCAAGCCTGTATTCAACTTCAATAGCTGGTTGTTTTAAGGAATGCTTATAAGCATCAGAAACATTATATTTCTCAGCATCTAAATTGTACGCAGAGAATAGCGTAGCATAAATCTGCTCCATTCTTTTTATTTTCGCATAATCTTTATGTGATTTTTTAGGTAAAAATACGCAAAATGAACCCATTCCAAAATTAGGATGTAATAATATAAAACGAAGTAGATTATTGCCCGCTGGACTTTCTAATTTAATTGCCTTAAGCAAACAGGTTCCTTCAGTTTCTGGCCATCTAGTGATGGCAGATATATCGCCTGTTTTCACTTTATCATTTGTATTATCTGCATCCTCGAAAAAATCATTAAAATTATTAGACATGTGTATGCCTCCTGTAAAAGATGAAGACTGAAACGTGGATTATAATTACTTTCGTATTCGCCTTCGAGTTCGATTAGTATACACAAATTTGTGTATCTTTTAACGTAACAAATTATTTACATTTTGTAAACAAAAAAATTAACTTTTTTCCCATCTATATTCTAATATCTCTGGATCAGCACTCATTTTTAGGCCATTTCTAGGCATATATACATCGCACATTACTTTTACTATTTCTTTACAATCTATTAAACTAAATGTTTCAGGAACTTCAATTCCAAACTCATCATGCACAGTAACAACGGGGTGTATAGCAGCATACTTCTTATTGCTATTTTTAAGTTTCTCTATAGCTACACATGCTTTCTTAGTTATATAAGCGCACCCTCCTTGGATATCATAATTAACCGCTTTATAATATTTTTCGTTAAAATCCCAGTGATAGCGGACACCAAAACAGTTATGAGAGATACCATGATCTTCTGCAAAGTTTATTTTTCTCATTGCCCAATCACGTAGTTTTGGAAGTCCGTCAAGGATTTTCTTCTTTATTTTTGCAGCCTCTTCCACGGATACTTTCAGCTGTTCTGCTAGCGTACTTGTCCCAGATCCATATAGGATAGAGAAGATAACTGTCTTAGCCTGCTTCCTGCTGCAACCCGCGATATCAGCATTGGCCTGATGAGGATCTTCTCCATCGAGGATTTTTTTAATCGCACCTACCTCCCCCGCAAGATCAAGAATAAGTCGTACTTCTTGAGCTGCAAAATCAATAAAACAAAACTTGTATCCTGGCCTTGGAATGAAGCATCCACGGATAGGATATTCTTCCGCTCCATCCTCGGCAGGAAGGTTTTGTAAATTAAGAGGATCAGAACTACTCATACGTAGCGAGGCAGCACCTGTCTGATTGAAATTAGGATACAAGATATCTCCTGAACCCAGTGTTTTTTTAATATTTAAAAGATAAGTGTTAAGTCGTTTAGTACTTCTCCTAATAGCTAATACGATGTCTGATAGTGGCACGTCGATGTTTCTTAGTGTTTCTGCATCTGTTTTGGGTTTTACCAGTTTTAATTTAGGAGTCGGCTCACCCATCGGTAGCTCAACACTGTACAGTCTTTTGTATTCGTCAAACAAAATTTTATCGCTATCTAAAAAATGTTGGCCCGTGAGCTCAAAAAACTTATATTCATACTCTTTTATTGTATTCTCTTCATGATTAATAGCTGCATCAAGATACTCTTTATCAACTAAAAGCCCTCTATTCTCCATGGAAAATAAGGCTTTGGTTACATCACATTCCAGTTCTATATTCAGTGATAGGCACTCATAATATTCAGGCTCGCTATCTTCATAAGACTTGAGCATACTCTGTTGTTTTTTAAAAAGCCAATAAGTAGTTATAACGTCTTGTATACCGTATTTAAACATCACTTTAAAATCTATATTTATAAAAAGAGGATTATATTTTAAGTTCTTTTTTCCATTATCTATAGGCATTTTTACTGTTTTTATATTATCTTTATCATTCATCCATATATTAATTTCATCATCTTTTTGAAATTCGCTAGGCAAGTATTTTTTTGATAAATTCTTCAGCGAGTAGGAAGGTAAATTATTTTTTAAAAGTCGAGCAATTACTTGTGTATCGTAGAAAGTACCATGGGCTTTAATGCCAATAGCAGAAAGCATATGGAGATCGAACTTAATATTATGTGCTATAAGTAATCGTTCTTCTTTACTAATGAAGACAATCTCTAGAGCTTGCTGTAGTATTTTCTTAGGCGTTTTTTTGACGCTGTTATCATAGTCGTAAAGATTGATGTAAAACGTGTTGTATATCCCGTTTTTGTTTGGTATCAGGAGCTGGATCGCAAAAGGAACGTGTCCGAGGCTCCTATAAAGACCTGTTGTTTCAGTATCAAAAACAACTACCCGTCCACTTTCTTTATAGCATTTTCTTAAAAAATAAACATCTTTTTCATTATTAATTAATATACTTTCCATATAATATCTATACCTGTATCTATTTTAAAAAACATACACTAGTGTGTTTACTTTGCAGCCATATTACTTTATGTTGATTACCACAGCACATATTTAAAGTAAACAAATTTTTAAAAAAAAAATAGGAGATTGAATAAGATGCTAACACAAGAACAACTATACAGGAAATTAACCAAGGGATTGCCACAGAAGGAGAAGGGGAAAAGGATAGCTTCCCTACACCAACCTTGTATTATAGCTAAAAAAATACACGATATTATGTTCCCAAGGGCGACATGGCACAATGGGAAATGGTATTCTTACATAACAAACAGTGACATCGCTAACAAAATAGGGCTTGAATGGAGAAGCTTTTCCGTAATGAAAGCAAGAAATTACTCTGTTAGTGCTACTGTAGCACAAAACCTGCATAGGTTAACTGATGGTTATATCACCGCTCAAGATCTTATAGACAGCTCAATTCTTCTCTCTTATATTCGCGGCGACAATGATCTACTGAGAAGTGAAAGGGAGCGGCTTTCAAGAGTATATAAAGACCAAGGAATATACATAGATGAGCTACTAAACTTAAAAGATTAAAAGATTAAAAGGCAAAAAACATGGAAGATTTTGAATTTGAAGAAACTAGGTTCAAAAAAGATCTAGAGAAGACGTATATGTTTGCTCAAGAATGGGGGTTACCCATCATCAGATCCAAGCTAGTATACTGCGCAAAAAATGAAGTCATCAGACGTCCTTTAGGTAGAGCAGAAGAGTGGGATGAAGAGTTTAGCAGAGAGAGTTTTAAAAAACTTGATTCTATAGACGAGCTCATTCCTACACTACTCATTGGGAAAAGTAAGTATAGAGCAGATTATATAGTCGTTATTGATGTAGATGTGAAAAAGAATAAAAATGGACTCAAAACGATTCAAGAAAAGTTCCCAGAGCTTCTTCATGTACAAACCATTGCAGAAACTACGGCCTCAGGCGGAAAACATTTATATTTTAAAACTAAAAAAAAACTGAGAACGCACATAAATGCTTTCCATGGAATTGATCTGCTAGCCAATCAAGAAGGAAACAGGAGACTCCTTTTCTGCCCTCCTGCCCTTGGAAAAGATCTTAAAGCAAGACACGAGTGGGATGATGGAAGAGGACCTGGCGAAATTATACTAGCTTCCTTACCTAAAGATTTTGAGGAACTTTGGTCTTCTTTGAAACAAGCTCCAGACAGAAAACATGTACAAGTTAAGACGGAGACTATAGACGATTATCACACTTTTCAAAAAATCATCCCACAAGCTATAGAACGGGCCACTACTAGAGATGGGGAAGCGATAGATGCTACGGCGCAAAAGAAACTAGATGAGTTCATGGATACACTTTCTGTAGGTAATAAATGGCAAAGTGGTTGCTGTAGGAATGCTTGGTTGCAGCTAGGATATCTGACACATAAACTAGATGTGGATGAGGAAAAACAGTTCACCATCTTCCATACCTTATCTAAACTCATGCCCGACTATGAGGATGAAGAGGAATGTAGAAGTACCTGGTATAGTCTCCACTCACCTCGATCAGGGGGGACGCTAGCTACAAAAATAAGGAAGACGGTACTTGTACAAGAGGAGTGGCGAATAGAGACAGAGGAGCAACTTTCAAACCTACCCTTCATGGAAGAACAAGAAAATGAAAAGGACATTTCTTTAAAAGAAAAAGTTGATACTATAGATAAGAAAGTTCAAAAAATCCTCAAGGAAAAAGAAAAAACAAACCTTCTTTTTAGGCTTGCAAAAGTAGTAAACACGCTCTACGAAGATAACACTCATCCTATTGCAGGCTTTCTTGTAGCCACCTCTATAGTCTCCGCAGCCCTACAGTACGAGTACTCCTTTAAAGTGTTAAAGCATAAGGGGGCCGCATCGTTAAACACTTTTACAGGCATATTTGCCTGTTCTGGATCAGGTAAACAGATATTTTTCGACGTTTATAATCGGATGATTAAAGAGCTAGGCATCATGAAACTTGACGAAGCAAAGTCGACAATAGGTTTGTTCAGGCAAGTGTCAGGTAAGAAGATATCAAGAGATTTTGTACTTCTTATCGACGAGATAAAATCGGAGGGAGGTTTCCTCCTTAAAAAAGGTACAGGTTCCATGGATGCCTCCCTTAAGAAAGCACACACGAAGCTATATGATGGAGAGTTAACCGGCTGGGTGTCAAAAACAGAAAACGAGGGCACACTCTACAACACGTATGAGTCCCTTTTCTTCGCTTCGGCTTTCGATGAGTTTTCAGACGAGTTCATCAGGAACATCGACGCTGTCCAGGGTATAGGGAACAGACCCCTTTTCTATATCGCTGAGCAGAGAGCAAAACAAAAAGAAAAGGAGCTAAGTGAAGAGTACTTCTGTCAGGGAGACGATGAGTCACAAATTTATGAAACTATCCTTGATACATTTTGTCAAAGGGATCTTCCTCAACTCAAGAAGCTCATGAACAGAGGAAGAGATGAGCCAAGGAAAGTGTACTATGAGAGACAATACCCATGCGGCATTGCCGAGGACGGCAATCCATCATATGAGCTCATCACTCTGGGAGAGGGCACTTCACCTAAGAAGAAAAAAGCCGAGGAGGTTAAAAAGGAGCAGGAAACTCTTAAAAGGCTCATTAACGAAACAGACCCGTACCAGCCTCAGAAACTGGTCCTAGATAGCAAGGGGGCCGAGGACTCTTTTAGGGCGCTAGAGGAGGCATACAAGGAGCAGTCAGAAGATGATTTTACTAAACGAAAGAGGCTTCATGTGATCAAACTCTCAGCCCTCATTGAGCTGTGCGAAGATCGATACCAGACTCAAACGCCCGAGACCGTTTCCTTCCAGAGTGTCAAAACGGCCAAGGAATTGGTGAGCGAGGTCTTTAATTCTTGGATCATCCAGAGTGAAAAACATGTTGGTGGCAGGGACGATATCACCTACCAGGAGAAAAGCGAATCTTCGATGAGAGAAAAAGTGCGGAAGAAAATTACAAGGCAGCTAGCCAAGCACCATGATGTGTCTTGGGCCCACATGAAAGGACCTGTTCATGCTTTCAAGGAGATCCGCCTCAAGGATAATTTCTTAAATTATATCCGATCAGAATTTTCCGAGGAGTTCGTGATCGAATATTCCAGCTCAGGGCACGAGATTTTGAGAAAAAAACAATAAATATAAAAAAATCTATTCTTAACAAAAAATTGTACTAAAATTTGTGAAATTCACAAAATTTTAAAAAAAAAACCATTTCTAAACTTTCTAAACTTTTTTAAACCGTTTAAACTCTTTAAACCCTTGATATCATTCAGGAGTTTAGAAAGTTTAGAAAGTTTAGATCAGACCCCCGGGTATGGGTATATGGCCCCCTCCCCCTCCCTAATAATACGTATTACAATACATATATGTTTATTAATTTATTTATTTCGATAGGGGGTAACCGCTACCCCTATGTGCACCCTAAACTTTCTAAACTTTCTAAACTCTCCAATTATATCATAAGGTTACAGGTATTTTTGGGTTTAGAAAGTTTAGAAAAGTTTAGAAATTATTTTCTAAACTCTGACCTCAAATCCTATTGTTTTGACCTTCTAATCTTAATTTTATAAATAATATCAAATTGGTATGAGAAAAAATTATATTTGAGCCAAAAACAACATTCCTTGACCAGGCTGACGAGTGAGCAGACAGGATCAAAATCTCGGTCGACAAGAATAATCTCTCAATCCTTGGCTAATAATATTGGGAGGAGCTACAGCGGATAAACACCCTCTGAGAGTCCGTAGAATCTATTCTAAGGTATGTTTAGCCTAAAACCTATACTAAGACTCGTATTGTATAAGAAGTTGGTCTTAGAATCGATTTAAACGACTATTTTTAGTTAAGTTATTGATTTTACTTGAAGGGGGTAAAAAGAAGGCATTAAAAATACCTCTCGAGGCTGGTTAGGTTAGGTTAGGTTAGGTTAGGTTAGGTTAGGTTAGGAGCGATATATCCCTGGAGGCCTCTTTGTGGGTTAACCCTATTAAGCTTTCTTCTCTCCCTCTATTGTATCAATAGGAACACTAAAGAGAAACTTTAACATTTTTTTAAAATATTAATAAAGAGTTTATTTTTTTCTTCAATATTTTTTATGTTTACTCCACTTGTACAAGTGTGTATATTAAAAGCTGTACAAGTAGCGGGTTGTACATGTATACAACATATTAAAGGAAAAAGTGTATGAAAATAATTGACTTACCAGAAATACAATATGGAAATGATTATTTCAATTTCAGCATCTTAGGATTATCCTTAGCAGGAATGCAGCATAGTATTTTTGCTTCTAAGTTACCTAAATATATAGGAAAAATAGATACTGAGCAGGAAATAGCACATACTGATATATTAAGAGCGCTTAGATTAGGACAAGCACCAGCTGGATCAGGATACGATTGTTGGCTTAAAGGCCCCACAATACACTGCTATATCACCGCGGCTCAGTCGTGGATACAGCAACTTCTAAGGTATCACCATATAGAAGTGGTATCGTCACAAAGCACCATGGCACTTGTACAAGAGACACCTGAGGACGAGCTGTCTGATCAATTGAAGAACTGGTGTTTAGGAGCTTCCACACAAGAGCTTACGAGAGCGTATAAAGCAATAAAACACTATAGAGACCATCTTGAAGATGAATTTGCTTTTCAGAGAGCTATATCCGCTCTTCCAGAGTGCACATTGACACTCGCTGTGAAGATTAATTATATGACGCTAAAGACTATATATCATCAAAGAAAAAATCATAAACGTCTAGAATGGAAGCTACTTTGCGAGTGGGTTTTACGACTACCCTATTTCTCAGAATTAGTATTAAAAGGAGAATGAAAAGATGATTACATATACAGTAAGTACATTCAGAGCAAGAATAAAAGAAGCGCTAGAACTTGTCCAAGGAGACGATGATGTTGTTTTCGTTAAGCAGCGCGGACAGCCCTTAAAAGCTATCATCACCGCTGACTTTTATAATTCAATTAACGAAAGTAAAGAGGAATTTTCCTTAGATTTATAGCAGAAATTTATAAAAAATATATTAAGAAATATTATTTTAAACTTTTATTTCTTTAATATCATTAATTTATAAAAAATATTGAAAAAAGTGTTAAAGTTTTTTGGAAAAAATGCCGTTAATAATAGAGGGTAAAGAACTTCTCTTTGTAAAAGGGAGACACGTTATGGATACTTATACTTATACTTACGACGACGCAAGCGATACACTCGTATACCTAAACAGTGGGATAAAACCGTAAGACGTGGCAGAAGTAGTCGAACGATTAAATAAGATACTGTATGAACATAGCTGTTATTGATGAAGCTGTAGTAGGAGAAAAGGTTATCTTTTTTCTAATAACATTACTTCAGGAGGGGATTATGGGAAAGCAACAACTCTACTTTATGGCTGGAGATGATAGAACACTACCAATGACTAAAGAAGAATGGGTAGCAATCCTTGATATCGATGCAAAATTGAAAGTGCGTCAAGGTTTTATCTCAAAAGTCGATAGTAACAATTATGTGACAAGATTACTCCATAACCTTATTCCTGAAGATAAATGTTTTTGAGGAGGTTATTATGCAAGTTGAGCAATGGAATTCTAAATTAAGTTTTTTACTTAGCCACCTAGGACCACACAGGTTATCAAGGCTTTTAGAAAAACCTATAGAAAATATTTATTCTTGCGCGGCAGGGCTTACTACTCCTTCCGAGCAGGACCTAAGTAGAATCAAGAATATTTATGCTTTTTTTGCGCGCTTAAAAGTACTTTCTCTTCTTGCAAAAATGGAAAAAGAAGACGCTTCTATTTACGAAGAGGTGAAGTATGGAAGCTGAGAATTATAAAGCAAAAATCACTTATCTTATAAAGCACATTGGTATAGCAGAATTAGCCAATAAGCTGGGGGTAAGTAAAGGAACTATTTATTATTGGCTAAGGGATAAAGCAAGTCCCACTAGAACCACTGGCGGTAGACTTATACGGGTGTATACTGAATACCTGACTAAAAGAGAAGCCGATTTAGAAGAAGAACTTGACTATATGAGGAGGGTAGTATGAAGAAAAGAGAAAACCTATACTTCATGTTTGGCCAGGATTCAACAAAAAGGTACACGTATGCGTATTGGCATCAACTATTTTGTGAGGAAGGGAAACAGAAAGTACTACACAGCGAACTAGAGATAGAATCTTTTAATTATTATGTTGAGGAGCTTCTAGCACAACTAATTCCTGAGAGAATATAATTGATATGGCTAATACTGATTTTACCGTTGTTATAGACCCAGGGCTGAAAGGAGCAGTCGCTATTTTTAAACATGATAAACTCCTGTATGTTTTTCCTATTAAGAAAAAACACTATAGCAAAATAAAAAGTATTTACTTACTTAATGCTTTGTTTTTTAAAGAGATAGCTGTAAATATACCTGATTACATTCGACGAGAAACTACAATAGCTGTATATATAGAAGAACAGTCCCCCCTCCCAGGAGACACGCCAGCTACTTCTTTTTCAATAAGTTCTTTTTTCACGTCACTTGTGCAAGGTTTAAAGCTAATGTTTGATAAAGATCTTTTCTATTTTGTAAAACCAACTTCTTGGCAAGCAATAATCAGAAGAGATGCTATGGTTGTTTTTCTCCATAATAAAGAAACCTATATATACTTTGCTTCGCAAATTTATGGAGAAAGTACACTTATTCCAACACGCCATAAAAAACCTCACGATGGAATAGCTGATGCTCTTTGTATTTTTTATGCTATTTCAAAAAAGCCTGCTATTGCAGAAATAATATTTTTGCCATAAAAAAACATATCAAGTATTATAAAGGTAATTAAGTTTTTATATCATGAAGGAGAATGTTTGTCATGGTTAAGAAAAAGCAAAGCTTTCGTACAGGTAAGTATCGAGAGTATAATTCTGATAGGAATTTGTACACGTCAAAGGAAAAGCCTTTCGGCAAATCATCTTGTGATGAAGATTGTGTAAACAAAGCAGAGGTTTACGCGTCAATGGGGTTTACCGAAAGGCAAACAGCTGAGGCGATAGGGGTTAATCCACCAACCTTCCTTACCTGGCTAGATCGATATACACGTCTTAGGGAGGCATGGAATAGAGGGATCACAAAACTTAGAACTAGAGCACACACTTGCTTCATGGAGCAAGCTTTTCCTATGAGGCGAGATGAGGATGGCCTACTTAAACCGACGGGCAAAGGTAATCCGCAACTCATACTTGCTTACTTTAAGTCTATGGAAGGATGGACAGAAACATCTAAGCAGATTATCGAGGACGACAGAAAAACTTTTGATGAGATGGATAAAGAAGAGCGTATTTTACGTATTAAAGAGCTGGAAAATAAATTAAAAATCAAAAAAAATAAAGAAATAGAGGATTTTATTTTATGAAAAATAAATAACAATAAATATACATGTTGATTTTTTAAAGAAGGATAAAAAATTGAACTACAGCAACTTATCTATAGAAGAGCTTGAGCAATATGAAACGCTCAAAAAATGGCAGTATGCTAGTGAGACCCTTGAAGGTTTTGTAGATATAATGTTTTATGAGACGTATGGTATTGAATATAAATGGAATTTTCATCACAGAATTATATGCGAAACACTAACAAGCGCGATGTACTCTACAACTCCTCGGCGAATAATGATTTTTGTTCCACCGCAGTACGGAAAAACAGAGCTTTCATCACGTATGCTCCCTGCTTGGGCGCTTTCACAGTGGCCAGACCTCAAGATAGGCGTTGCCTCTTATGGAGGAGAAATAGCATCTGGATTTGTTCGCGACACACAGAAGATACTAGCCACTGATCTTTACCGAAAGCTTTTTCCAGAAACTCGGCTTTCTTCAGATATAAGAAATAAGGAAAATCGAGAAGTTGTTCTGAGAGAAAAACAACTATCTAATTTCTTTGAAATAAGCGGTCGTAGAGGATCTTATTATGGAGTGGGCGTATCTGGCTCACTAACATCTAAGTCACTAGATTTTCTTATCATCGATGACTTGTATAAAGACATGATGCAAGCTGATTCACTTGCTTATAGAAAACAAGTTAATTCATGGTATCCTACTGTAGCAAAGACAAGACTTTCAAAAAATGGTCATATTATTATTGTATACACGCGGTGGCATATAGATGACCTCGCAGGGGTTTTGCTCAAGCAACAAGAGCTTGACAAAGGGGTAGACCAATGGGAAGTGATTCATTTTCCCTTCATCGCAGAAGGAAAACTTCATCCAAAAGATCCAAGAGAGCTAGGTGAGCCTATCTGGCCAGAGCACAAAGAAGATAAAAAAGCAGCGGAAGCTGTAAGAAAAACCACTTCTGCTCGTGAATTCTCAGCGATATATCAACAGAGACCTATTATTTCTGAAGGAAACATTATTAGAAAAGACTATATAAATTACTACACTTATCTACCTGAAAATATAGATTACTATTTTATAGTGGGTGACCTTAGGTTTAAGAAAAGCTCTGATACAGGCTCTTATGTTTGTTTTCAGTACTATGCTGTGAGCGGTGATGATATATATTTAATAGATCAAGTCCGCGGCCGGTGGGGTTATGTTCAATCCAAGAATCAGTTTGTTTCTTTTTGTAAAAGACACCCACTTGCCAAGCTAAAATACTTGGAAAATAAAGCGAATGCGCCTGCTATGGAAGACGATCTAAAAGACATTGTTCGAGGAATTAAATTCTATAACCCAATAGGAGACAAAGTAGCCCGTGTTCATTATGTTGAGGATATATTCGAATCGGGCTGTTTTCACACGCCAGAAAAAGCGTCTTGGAAAAGAGAGTACGAGGAAGAGCTTTTTTCTTTTCCTCAGTCGCCAAATGACGACCAAGTTGACTGCACTTCCATGGCTCTAGCAATAGCAAAAGACAGAGTCAAGAAACTCGTCCAAGGAAAAAAGCTAGCTTCGCTCAGGCCCGAACAGCTGGTAGGCCGCTGGTAGTTTTTTTGATACACTTGTATATATAAAAAATTGAACTTTCTCGAGGTCAAAAAAATGGATGATAAAAAGATAAGTACTGCTTTCCAAATACTCGCTCAAACAGACAGACTACACAATTCAAGAACAGGATTCGGAGGAGCCAACGATAAGACTAGATATAACTTCTTATTTCGCGAGAGGAGATCCTATGATGCTTACGAGCAGATGTTCGCGTCCTCCGCACTTGCAAGGCGTATCATCGAATTAGAACCGGGATTTGCTTTAAAAAATGGCTTTTCTTTTATATTTGATGATGTTGAAATAGTGAAATACGTAGAGCAGGAATGGAAGAGACTTCAGGTTTACGACCGTATTCATGAGGCTCAAGTTTGGGCCAGGCTTTACGGAGGATCAGGAATTTTCATTCTTGCAAAAGACGGAAAGTATCCTGATGAATACCTAGACATAAAAACAAGACCAAGCATACTTAAACTTCATGTTTTTGATAGGCGTTGGCTAAGCAATACAGGTACTATTAATAGTGACTTCACAGATTATAATTATGGAGAGCCTTTAAGATACTACTTATCTACTGATACTGGTAACTTTTTGAAAATTGATTCTAGTCGTCTGGTAAAATTTATAGGAAACAACCTTCCAAGGCAGCTCTATATAGAGTCTGATTATTGGGGCCAGTCAATTCTAGAGCCTCTTTATAATATTATCGCTGAATATGTTTCAGGATACACAGGAGTAGCCAATCTTATTACTGACTTTAGGCAGACTGTATATAAGATAAATAATTTAGAAGAATTAATAGGTTCTGGAGAGGAAAATTACGTACAAAAAAGAGCAGAGACTATCGATCTTCTTCGTTCTATACTTAATGCCGTGGTTCTTGGTGAAGGTGAGGAGTTTACTATGCATCAGAACCCTGTATCAGGTTTATCAGATCTTGTAAGGTTATTAACAACAAGGCTCACTACGGAGACAGGAATCCCTCACACATTGATTTTCGGAGAGTCTCCATCTGGCTTAGGCGCGACTGGAGAAAGTGAAAAGCAAGATTATTATAATCAAATTCATTCTTTGCAAGAAAGTTACTATGAACCAAGATTGCGGCAGCTGACAGATCTTATACTAGCTCAGAAAGGGATATACGGACTTGATTATATACTTAAGCCTCTTCCTATAGGTTCAGAAGACACAAAAACTAAAGCAGAGGTTCGAAAACTTAACGCTGAAGCAGATCAAATAATGATTCAAAACGGAGTAGTCACTCCAGAAGAAGTAAGGAGAATAAGACTTACTGAAGATGGGATGGTAAAAGATATTATTGTAGAACATGAAGAAGAGCACAATTTTTCTGAAAATGATATATCAGAATATGAAAAGGTGTTAAGAAATGTCAAAGAAAAAGGATGATCAGGAAATAGTTGTTGAGGAGGGATCACCTCTTCAAAATGCGATACTGCAAAGAGAAAAATTTTCAAAAGCAAAAAAATTACCTAAACAAAAACGTGTTCAACCTCCTAAGTCTGTAGAGAGAGCCTATGAGCAGGCTTTACGACAGATGATAGCAGAAGCTCAAAAAGAATTTAGGAACTTAGTTGTTCCCGCTATAAAAGGCGAATATGTAAATTTAGATGACCCAAAAACAGAGCTTACACCTCTGGTAAAAAGATCCATAGTAAAATTTGCTGAGCGATTATCGCAAAAAGTATTTCCCAAAGAGCGAATAGAGAATCTTGCAGCGACGATGGCAAGAAGACTTGATGTTATCAATGCGGTACAGATAGCTAAGGCGTATGATCGACTAACACCTATCGACTTACAAAGTGTAATTCCTCAAAGTCAAGTTATTTCTGAGGCTTTTGTTATTCAAAACACAGCACTTATCGCAAAAGTATCCGAGGAGATTACAGCAAATGTGAGTAGAATTGTTCTTGATAAGACCATCCAAGGTGCAAGATGGGAGTCTATAGTTAACGCTGTGGAAAAAGGTTTAGACGGAAAGGCAGGTGTTTTCAAATCGGTTAGGAATCGTGCTAAACTTATTGCTAGAGATCAAACAAACAAGATGAATGGTCAATTAACACGAGCAAGGCAAGAAAATTTAGGCGTGAAACTGTACCGTTGGAGAGCTGTAAATGATAATAGGACTCGTCCTTCTCATGCTGATCGTGATGGAAAAATATTCTCATGGAGCGGAAATGTTACTGTCAAAGGTAAAACCTTTTCCGAAACTCCAGATGGTTTAACGCCTGGAGAAGACATTAACTGTAGGTGTGTTGCAGAAGCTGTTATAGAAGTGTAATAATGAAAGCAATAAAAAGGAGTTTTAAAAATGGCTAAAACTATAGAAGTGCTTCAGTATGATATGCTCATGGCCCCAAACATCAAGTTATCTCCTGAGCGCGACAAGGATTTTGGTTTTCTAAAAGTTGATATCACTGCAGCTGTCCCTGGAGTAATGGAATATAAAACAAAAGAGGGTCGGATTATAAAACAACTTTTACCGCCGGAAACACTTTTTGATCAAAAATCTTATCAGACTTTAGAGGATAAGCCGCTCACAGAGGAGCACCCCAAAAAAGCTAATGGTAGTCTCCTCACTTCCAAGGACACTACTAAACATCAGAAAGGGCATGTTAAACAAGGTATTAGACAGATAGGTGATGAGCTCGTTTGTCCGGTGCAGATTAATGATGAGAACCTTATTAATAGAGTGTTAAATAAAGAAAAGTTCGAAGCGTCTCCAGGCTACATATGCGTATTAGAGGAGGCTCCTTCAGGCTCCATGTGGAACGGACAGCCTTATGACTACATTCAGAAACAAAGGCGGTACAATCATCTTGCAATTGTTCAAAACGCACGCGGAGGTCCCAGAGTTCGCGTTAATATTGACGGAGAAGAAGAAGAATGTGGTACAATCGGATATATGGACAGTGTTGATTTAACAATTTTAAAACAAAAAGGAGTTTTATCTATGGATAAATTATCGATTAATCTTGACGGGGTATCTGTCGAGATGGAAAAGACAAGTGCGCAGCTTGTACAGCAACTTTTTGACAAAAAAGACGAAGCTATGAGAAAAGCTGCTGAAGATATGAAGGAAATGCAGGAAAAGTACGAAGATATGTCTAAAAAATATGATGTGTTCAAAGGCACAGCTGATCAGTATAAGTCTGATATGGAAGATATGAAGAAGAAAATGTCTGATATGGAAGAGAAACACAAAAAAGATATGGTGTCTGTGAAAAAGGACGCTATGTCTGATAGCGCTATTGAAGAACGTTTGTCAATACTTGAGTTAGGCAAAAGACATATTGAAAATTTTGATTCAAAAGGTAAATCAAATATTGAAATTAAAAGAGAGATTTTATCTGCTAAAAGACCTTGTAAAGAGGGTGAAACTTCGGTATTTGCCAATGCAAGTGAAGGATACATCGATGGCGCTTTTACAGTACTTAAAGATTCGCTTGCAGATTCAATAATTGCTGATACTGCTAAGAAAGTTGCAGATGCGATTAACACAGTAGATAGCTCTAGTGCAGATGTAATCAGAGCTAAGTATATCAGAGAACAACAAGAAGCGTCTAATGCTCTTGCTTAATTTTTTTTGGAGGTAAAATTATGAGTCAACTTTCTTATAGTAGAGATAGCGAAGTTGCAAAACCTGGATTATTTCTTCCTTTTGGTAGTAGAAATATTATATCACGTCCTAACCAAACATTTGCATTTAATGTTTGGACAGCGACTGTTTCATCTGATGCAGAAACAAGTACTGTATTGTCTTTACCTAATGGACAAACAGTGACTATCACTACTGCTGCACAAGGATCCGCGGCTCTTACAGCTGCTGAGCATATTACTAATATAAACGCTGATTCCGTAGCAAAACTTTGGATATCTGCTGCTAATGTTGGTGCAGATATTACATACACAGGCACTATCCGTGGTGCTCAACTAGCTATTGCTGGAACCAATATTGGTACTCCAGTAGAGGCTATAGAACCTACTCAAGGAGAGGCTATTCCTTTCGGCCGCGCAGTTGTTCCTAACGGTAATGGGGTATCGCTTCCCAGCACTTCTGGTTCTAAAGGCTCTGCTACTGTAACAATTGACACCGCAGTTGATGATACTGCTTATACAGTAACTTTAAATGGCGAAACTATCACGTATACTTCTGGGACTGGAGCAACAACAAGCTCTATCCGTGACGGACTTATTAGCGTGATCAATACAAACATCAACCTTTCGGGTGTTGTTCAGGCTTTTGTTACGGATATTGATGAACTCACTATTCAGACAGTTTCTCTTGGTGGTGTGATTGAGTTAACTGAGTCCGATGCTAATATCACTATAGATACAACCAACGCTACAGGTGTACTTGCAGAAGTAGCTTTAGGCGTCGCTACACGTGATCATGGCGTAGAGAACAGAGCTGCTTTCTTCTTAAATGAGAGTGATGAGTATCCTGCGACAGGAGCGGTTCATATTGCTGTTCTTGATGAAGGAAATATCTGGATGGTTGCTAAAGGAGCTGTCGCCCAAGGAGCAGAAGCGAGAGTTTCTACTGCTACTGGATTCGAAGGACTAGCTACCGCAGAGTTATCGGATTCCATTCTTTTCCAAGGTAAATCATACTTTGCATCAAGCGCTGCTGATGGTGATCTTGTACAAGTAAGACTTAAGTAATAAAAAGGAGCTATAGATGTTTGAAAAAAAAGAAAAAGTAATAAATATGGATGCAGAAAGCACTGCTTTTTTCTTGAGGGAGCTAGAGCATGTAAGGACAAAAACTTACGACATAAAAAAAGTACCACTTAGAGCAAGAGAAATTTTCCCTTTGGATTTTGAAGTTCATGACGGCGCCAATACGGTTACTTATCATCAATTTGATACATTTGGTATTGCGAAAATTATTAGTAATTATGCTGATGATCTTCCTGTTGTTGATATTGCAGGTAAAGAATTCACTTCAAATGTTAAGGAGATTGGTGCGTCTTTTAGGTATTCCTTTAAAGACATTAGGCGTGCTAAGTTAGCAAACAGACCTTTAGAGACAAGATTAGCAACTGCAGCTAGGCGCGCTGTATCAGAAAAAGAAAATAGAGTCGCTTTCTTTGGGGACACTGATAATAACATTCCAGGAATTTTACAAAATGCAAACATTCCTAGGCTAGCCGCCGGTGTGGGAGCTGGTGGCTCTACATTCTGGGATGAGAAGACGGTTGATGAAGTACTCGCCGATATGAATGTTGTAGTGAATACTCCAAGTGAGCTGACGTCTGGCACTGAAGATGTTGATGCTATTGTACTTTCTAATAAAGCACATGTGCATGTTCGTAGTAGGTATGCTGATGATGATAAGAAAGTCACTATTCTTCAAGCGTTTTTAAATGCCAATCCGCATATTAAACACGTCCATGTTGCTTCTGAACTTGATAATGCTGGGTATGATAATACAGGCATGATGATGGCTTATAAAAAGTCACCTGATTACTTACAGTTAGTTATCCCTATGGAGTTTGTAATTCATGCTCCTCAAGAACGTGGACTTGGATATAGTGTTCCAGTAGAGCAATCTACTGGTGGTGTTGTTGTATACTATCCATTAGCGATAGCTTTTTTAGAAGGCATCTGGCGTCCATAATATATTATTAAACGTTATCAAAGAAGGATGATAATAAAATGAGTAATAAAAAAACAAAATCTAAGAACGAAGATTCTATTTTAGATGATAATGATTTATTCGTGGAAGACAGCACTTCTAATAAAGAAGTTGTTCTTGTGGATAATAAAGAAGATTATATTTTTGGCCACATTGTTTATGTTTACAATGATATAGAAAAACGTAAACATGCCAAAAATATAGTTCTCTATCCAGGAATTAATGAAGTTCGTTATGCTAATTGGCAAGAGTTTGAACAAAACCCAATGGTACAAACTAAAATAGATGAAGGATCATTAATCGTCCATGGCCAAAACAGTTTTAGTCGACTTGATGAAAAAGAAAAAATTCGTAAAGCAAAACGGATTTTTGACATTAGGTTTTTGAAAAAGCTAGAGCGAACAGAGAAGAATAATGTTCTTGCTGCTATTCGTAAACAGCTTGAGAAGATTAATGCTAAGCATTTACATAATTAAGAGGTAATGAATGGCTATTTCTGTAGCAGATTTTAAAATATTCTTTCCTGAGTTTGCAACTGAAAGCGATGCAAGAATTGAAGTATTCTTGAATGCTGCTGAGTTAAGAGTATCAGAGAAAGTCTTTAAGTCGAGTTATGCTTTAGTCATTTTTTATCTTGCAGCGCATATGCTTTCAGTTGCCAAAAATTCAGAAGCTGGTGGTGGTTTTGGACAAGGCACAAAAGGCTCAATAAGTGCTGAGAAAGTAGGCGATTTATCTATTTCTTACGGTTCTAATCCAAATAACCCCTCCGTGGGTGCATCCGCAGAGATAGCTAGTACTATTTATGGTCGTGCTTATCTGCAGTTAAGAAAAGAAAAAGTAGTAAGTGTAACACTAGGTAATTCTGGAGTTTACTTATGAGCGTTAAATTTGAAGAAAAAAGACAAAAACTTGACGACCTTTTAGAAGATCATCTTTTTTTAAAAAACCATGAAGCAGTAATAGGGATTATGGGAAATAAAGCATCGGAGATACACAAAGGTGATGAGAATCCTATCCAAGTAGTTCTTGTAGCATCAGTGCATGAGTTTGGTAGTACTACAGTTCCTGAGAGATCTTTTTTGAGAAGTGCTATGGATAGTAATAAAACATCAATAGCAAAATATTTAGAAAATGCTTATATATCCATTTTGAATGGAAAAGACGCTAAAAAATCTCTAGGAAAACTTGGTGAAATAGCCCTTTCGTATGTTTATCAGCAATTTGATAGAGGAGGAGATCCTAAATGGCCCGACCTTAAAGAAAGTACTGTAGAGCAGCGAAAAGACCAAAGTAGCAAGCCTCTGATGGATACCGGACAGCTTAGACAAAGTTTACAAACAGCTGTAAGAAAAAGAGGTTCTTCTACATGAGTTGGGCTGATGCAGTAATAGAAACATTTGCAGAAAATATGACGCTTAAAAGAAACACTCCTGGAGAGTACGATTCTTCTGGTAGATATATTGAAGGTATGGAAACACAAACAACTATTCGAGGATCAATTCAACCAGCTACACAAGAAGATCTTAGAATGTTACCAGAAGGCAGGCGAGTGGATGAAGGTATGAAGCTGTATACAACGACGCCCCTTCTCACAGCATCACCCAACAATGAGACCAACGCAGATATCATCAATTATAGAGAGCAGGACTTTGAAGTGGTAGCAGTTCGTGATTGGGTAAAGACTACTTCTTTTTATCGCGCTATATTGAGGAGGCTTGGCGATGGTTGATATTAATGAAGTATATTCAGCTGCTGTTACTTGGGTAAAACAATATATAAAACAAGATGAAGACCCTACCGAAGGTATTCCAGTTATTAGAGCTCAAGAAAATGGACCGCGTCCATTAGGGCTTTATGCTGTTGTTGATATCACAAACCTTTCTCCTCAAGGTTTTGCAGATAAAAAAAGATCCTATAATACAACACAAAACGAACTTGATGTTGAGCACAGATTTCATGGCAGCGCTATACTTTCTTTGGATTTTTACGGTTTTGGTGCTCTACAGGCAGTAGAGAATATACGCACTACAGTTGAGTTTGAATTTGTAACGAGTTTGTTCGACTTGGCAGGAGCATCTATTTTCGCACAAGGTGATATAATAGATTTTACAGCGCTTAAAGATTCTCGTTTTGAAGAAAGGGCGCGTTTTGAAGTGAGTCTTCATCTTGTTTACAGCAACAACGAGCTGGTAAACTATATTGATACAGTGGAAATTAACGGAAGATCAATTAAGATTTGATTAGAATTTTGGAGGTAATAAATGGCTAGTATACCAGGTATTGTTAATGTGAACATAGTACGTACAGCGCAACAAATCTCACGGGCCGGCTTTGGGACGATGCTCATTGTGGGAGAAAATGGTTTTTTTGGTGGCAACAGAGTACGCACATATAATAACTTGACTGAAGTTGCAGCGGACTTTTCAACAAGTGATATTGAGTACTTGCTAGCATATGACTACTTTGCACAAGAACCTAATCCGGAGAGAGTCAAGATAGGTATATACACACCTGTTCAAAATGTTGGAGAGTTCCTTTTTGACGGTGCTATGGGTTCTGGGACGCTTGACTGTGACGTGAATGGACAGGCTATTTCCGAGATATTTGACACTGATCTAGATACAACGGTTGGTAATTTAGCGTCAACAATTGCAGACTTGCCCGATGTTGCTACTGCTATTGCTTCTGGTACAGCTGGCGCTGATTTAAAAATAACTATTACAGCTAATGAAGGCTATTCTTTAACAATTACAAATATTGTTGTTCCTGGTACGGTCACTCAAGCCGAGTTCGATCTAACTGTTGAAGGTGAAACATATCAAGATGCGCTTAATGAAATTGCTTTAGAAGACAGTGACTTTTATGGCATTGTTCTCGGTTCTAGACTTGTTAAAGACTGGCGTCAAGCGGCTACTTGGGTAACTACTAATGGAGGCCTTTTAGCTACTGCAGCTAGTACGGCAGATTATCTTGATCCAGTTGCTACTACTGATTGGATGAGCGAATCTCAAGCATCGAGTTTTAAAAGAGTCATTAATATATACAACGCAGACGCAAACAACTATGCAGAAGCAGCTTGGTTTGGAGTAGAACTTCCAAAAGACCCGGGCACATACACAATGAAGTTCAAAACGTTAGCAGGTATTGAAGTTGATGCGTTAACTGCTACAGAGAAAAACAGCGTCCATGGTAAGAACGGAAACACATATACGACTGTCGGCGGTGTTAACATTATTGAACAAGGAAAAGTAGCATCAGGTCTTTTTGTTGATTCTGTGCGAGGTGAAGATTGGCTTGCAGCGAGAATTTTAGAAGCTGTGTATGGTGTTTTGGTATCTGAAGAAAAAGTACCTTTCACAGATCCTGGAATATCTTCCCTGGAGAATGTTGTGCGAGGCGTGCTTGATAATGGAGTGATTGTTGGTTATATAGCACCCGGTTATAGCGTCAATTTTCCAACTCTAGCAGAGGTGCCTGAGCAAGAACGGCTTAACAGAGAGTTAAACAATGTGACATTCGAGTACAATGAGCAAGGTGCTATTCACAGTGTGAACATCACTGGAATAAATAACGGATAAAAAGGAGACTTTACTATGGGAATTAAGCAATACGACCCTAAAAAAGTAACAGTGATTTTAGGAGCACATATTGTTACTGGCTTTGCAGACGGTACTTTCATTTCGATGGTGAGAACCGGCGATCAGTGGGTGCACAAAAGCGGCTCTGATGGTGAAGAAATGAGGGCTAAGACAAATGACTTTAGAGGAGAACTCACTCTCACTCTAATGCAAACATCCTCATCAAACACATTTGTCCAAGGTCTGCTCACGGCTGATGAGCTCACAGGAGAAGGAGGCGTACCTTTACTCATTAAGGATGCCTCAAGCGATGCTGCTTTAGCAGCGAGCGAGTATGTTTGGGTGAAAAAAGATCCTGACTTTGTACGAGCTCGTGAGGATACAGCGATTACGTGGGTATTATCATGCAAGAGACCTACAATGGCTCAATCTGGAAGCCAAGAAGTAGGATAATTTTTAATTTATTGCTATAAAAGGAAATTATTATGGCTATAAAAACAACAATAGTAAATGAAAAAAGCTACTCTCTTTATCCAATGACAGGCACAGAGGCGCTGCGTTATGCCTATGATGTAGGTGCATACATTCTTCCATCTTTTTCTTTATTGGTGCCAAAAGTTATAAAATCATTTTCTAAAGATGATTCTATTTCTTTTTCAAATTTGATGGATAATCCTAAGATGCTTGAAGGTCTTGCTGATATTGATTTCGAAGAAGGTATTTCAAGCTTCTTCAGGAACTGCCCTCAAGATAAATTCATCGAACTGTGGTTGAAAACAAGGGAATTTATTAAAGAGGGGGATGCTAAGACAGTTAACTGGGAGTTGGAATTTCAAGGCGATGCTTTTGGACAAATTAAACTCATGGGCTCGTATATAAAGGCATATATCACCCCTTTTTTGTCCAGCTCTTACAATTTCGAAAAGACTACCCGCACAAAATCAGTTCGGAAAAAGAGAGTAAGCTAACTCCAAGTAGCATTAAAAATATTCCTGTATATAAGATGCTCGTTTGGAAGTTAGTTTTTTCTAAGAGGGCATCTTTAGCAGAAGTCGAGCAGCACTTTAGTCTTAGTGATATACTGGAGATGAACACGATAATATCTGAACAAGAAGCCGAGCAAGAAAGGCAACAACAACGTCTGGAACTTGAACGCAGCGTAAGGAGATAACTTCCATGGCCACCCTGAGAGAGCTTTTAGTTAAAGTAGGCGTACAAGTAGATGATAAAGCGCTCGATAGCCTTGATCAAGGGCTAGAAAAAACAAAGAAAAGCGCACTTGTCCTTGGCGCTGCTATTGTTGGTATCTCTGCAGCCATGTTTGGAGCGACAAAAAGCGCAGCTGATTACGCTGATAAAATAGATGACACTTCAATGCGACTAGGTGTTGCTAGAGACGAGTTGCAAAAACTTGCCTATGCATCCCAACTGTCGGGTGGTGATTTTCAACTTTTGACGATCGGATTAACGAGAATTACAGATAGAGTAAAGCTTTTAAACCAAGGCAATAAAGAGGCTCAAGAAGTTTACGCGTCAATGGGTATCGAGGTTAAGAACACTGATGGAAGTCTTAAAAACTCTAATGAAATCCTATTAGATCTTGCTGATGTTTTTTCTAAGATGCCAGACGGAATAAAAAAGACAGAACTCGCTATGCGTGCTATCGGTCCTGAGGCAGGACCTAGACTTATTCCTATGCTTAATGCAGGCCGGGCAGGTATTGAAGCGATGGGAGCAGAGGCTGAAAATCTTGGCATGATAATGGATGATGCTAGTATAGCCGCAGGCTCGAATTTCAACGACGCTTTAGATTCTCTTTTAGGAACTTTTACAGGAATAAAAAATACAATTGGTGCTAAGTTATTCCCTGTCATGACTGAATTATTAGCTAGCTTTAAACAGCTTATTATAGCTAATCAAGACCTTATTAAGACAGGACTTAGTAATTTTGTCTCAGGACTGATTACTACTGTGGACATCGCGGGTACTGCTTTTTCTCATTTAGCAAGAATTATTTCTTTTCTCACTAGCAATGTTGGCGGCCTGGTTCCAGTGCTGAAGACTTTAGGCGCTTTGTTTCTTTTGTACCAAGCCGGTTCTTTAGCTATGGGGATTATGCAGATTGTAAAAGGCTTCATGCTAATGAGAAATGCAATCATACTCACGAACATAGCAGCTATGGCGATACCTATTTTAATAGGAATTGCTGTTGCTGCATTAGTATTAATTATAGATGACTTATTTGCTTTCATGGACGGGAAGCCTTCTTTCCTTGGGTATCTTTTAGAGAACAAAGAACAAATCATGCAAGGTATCCAAGACTTTTTGAAAGGGGTATTGTTTTTTGTACTTGAGTTTTTTGGTATCAGTAGAGATACTACTCAATCTTTTATCACTTGGTACAGGGATATGTTTATTTTTGTGATAGAAGCTATATCCAATGCATTTAATACTTTCAGTAACTTAGTATCTTCTATATTTTCTACAATAGCTGCTATTTTACGCGGAGAGCTTTTTGCTGCTTTTGACGAGTGGATGACCTTGCTTGGTAATATATTCAGTCCTTTCACCGACTCTTGGAAAGTTGCTTTTGGTATTATTTCTAGAGGACTTATAAGTTTAAAAGATCTGGCTGTAAATACTTTTAATTCTCTAAAAGATACTATCAGTGACTCTTTTGTAGGTGATGTTTTGAAATTTACTGGAGTCATTTCCAAAGAAGACACACCTGTGCAGAACATACCTCAGACGTTTGCGGATGTGGGCCAAACAATTTCTCAGTCTCCGGCAATAAGTAACAATGCAAGTACATTTAATAATCAAAGCAGTGCTAACCAAACAATGATTTCTCCAACTATAAATATAACTATGAGTGGGGCATCTGTAGGAGGAGCCAATCAAGCAGAGAATATCGCTGATTTGATAAATAAAGAAATAACAAAAATAGGACAAACAGTTGCTAGAAATAATGAGCCTATTTTTTCTGACTAAGGAGTTTCTTAAATGCCGATAAGTATACTTTTTTCTAATTCTCCTTTTCTCACTATCGCAAAGATTGAAGATGGTGTAGAAGTATCAAATTCTACACCTGATTTATTAATAAATGAAAGCCATAATTGGCCCGTTCAAGTGACTGAAAATCCAGTAGAAGTTGGAAGTCCTGTAACAGACCATAAATACGTTGTACCTAAAGAGTATAGTGTCACTGTAGAATATAGTAACCAACCCATTTCTATTACTGAAGTAGCTGGTAAAGCTGATCGAGTCACTACAGCTGTGGAATTTTTTGAAAATCTTGTGGATAGGGCTACAATTGTAAATATCTCTACTAAGCATAAAGATTATGAAAGTCTGATATGTACAGGTGTTAATATTGGCCGCAATTCAACTAGTGGAGACAGTCAGCAGATTACCGCTAATTTTAAGGAGTTCAGAACAGTATCCACGGAGAGTATAACTGTGGACCGTATAGAGCCTACAGATGCAAGCAATTCTACTAGTCTAACAAAAACAGGCAAGCAGACAACCTCTCCAAGTGAACCCTCCGTTGCAGCTCAAGAAGGAGCGCCACAAGGAAGTTTTCTCTCACGCTTAACTGGATTAGGGGGATAAAATGGCAAGTTTTGAATTGCTTCTAAGAAATGATTTGAATAACTATGATTATCGTATCGATCTTGCAAATGAGACGTTTAGACTCCAATTCATATGGAATGGAAGAGAAGAACGTTATCATTTTTATATCTATTCCGAGGATGATGTGCTGCTTTGTGAGACTCCTATTGTCTTGAACAATGATCTTATAGGACGTTTCAGATCAAGAGTACCTACACTTCCACAAGGGAGTATATATACTGCAAGAGAATCAGGAGAATTAACGGAGCCTTTAAGAGAAGATTATGGAAACAACTTGAAAATGTATTTTACTACGGAGATAATATAGTGGCTTTTCAATTTGATAGAAAAGTAATAGTAACCGTGGGTGAGAGGACTGGTACACGTATACAGATTACTAATTTACGAATACAATTTCAAGTAGAAAAAACTACTGAAAAAAATCCGAACAGAGCTACTTTAGTAATTTATAATTTATCTCCTAATTCTAGGTCAAACTTAGAAGAAAAAACAGATCTTTTTTTGACTATCGAAGCAGGATATGGAGACGAGACTCAAATCATTTTTTCTGGTGATGTTGATAAAATAGAAAATAAGAAAAGTCCTACAGAATGGATAACAACTATTGAGTCCGGTGATGGTGTGTTGGATCTACAGAATACCGAATTTAATAAAAGCTATAAAAAAGGAACAAAAGTAACTACTGTTATTCAAGATCTGCTTAGTTCTTTTAAAAATCTTGATAATAAAAGTCTTCCACAAGACATTGTCGATGATGCAAAAGAGATGGTAACTGGTGGAAGTTTTAGTGGCTCATCTTCAGAGATATTAAAAAAAGTTTTAGGTGATGGGGTGGATTTTTCGGTGCAAAACAATGAGATAACACTCACAAAAGCTTTTCAGCCAATTACTAATGAGATATTCATTATCACCCCTACAAGTGGACTCATTAACTCACCCTCCATAACTGAAGAGAAAACAAAAGATGGTAAAATAAGAAAAGGAGTTAATTTCACAACACTTCTTAATCCAAAATTAAGCCCAAAACAAGAAATTCGCATACAAAACACACAAGAAATAGCTTCAGGAGATTATGTGATATCAAAAGTGTCTCATCAAGGCGATTCTCAACAAGGTACTTTTTACAGCGTAATAGAAACATTAGAGAGATAGTGTTACTATATATGCAAGGAGAAAACACCGATGACAATAGAGCGTGCAAATACACCAACACAGAGTTTAGCAGATTCTATAAACAATATTATTGAGTCCAAGCTTATTGACGTTCATACAGGGTTTCCCGCAAAAGTTCAAAGTTTTGATTCAGAGCTGCAAGAAGCTGATATTATTCCAGTAATAAAAAGAAAAAAGAGAAATACACAAACGCCTGAATTTGCCAACATACCACTACTACCTAGTGTGCCTGTGATATATCCATCATCATCCGAGGCTGCTTTATATTTTCCCTTACAAAAAGATGATTATGTTTGGGTAGTAGTAGCTGAGCGCAGTTTAGATGGTTGGCGCCCTCAAGGCAACATTCAAGCGAATCCAGCCATACCAAGAAAATTCGACCTCTCTGATGTGTACTGTATACCAGGAGCGAGTCCAGATAATGCTCGTCTACCAAGCACTATCCATGGCGATGCTCTTGTATTACATTTTAAAGGAAAAGAGTTAAGAATAGCTGATGATGGCGATATATTCCTAGGATCAGAAGGAAGTACGGTCACGGAGCCGTTTGTCCTTGGTAATCAACTTAAATTAAAATTAGAAGAAATTCTAGATATTCTTATTGCAGGAGATCATACGCTAACTACCTCTCCTGGTTCACCTACAGCTCCTAACCCTACTCGCGCCACTGAATTTAATATTATAAAAAATGCTTTAAATGATACTCTTAGTACAACAATAAAAGGAGAATAGATTGTGGCTTTAAACTCATTAACATTAGCAAATCTCATTTCTCAAAAGCTTGTTGACGCTGGTTTTCCTGTGGTCGACAGTGGGTTAAAAGACGATGTATTAATTGCTATATCAGAGGCTATTGTTGAACATATAACATCATCCGCAGTAGTAACTACTAACGTTCCTGGTGCTGGGTTAGTTGCTCCTAGCGGTGGTGTTACTGGGGCTGCAACAGGAACAGGAACGGTATCATGAGGAATATAGCTTTAGATAATAGTAACAACTTAATAATACAAAATGGCCAACTTGGACTAGTAAATAATTTAGACGAATATCTACAAGCGGTACGCAACGCGCTAGCTACTTTTCGTGGCGAGTGGTTTTTAAATGCGAATATTGGAGTGCCTTATTTTGACAAAATATTTGATAAATTATTAGAGAGAAGCGCATTGCGTAGTATATTTGTTAACCAAATAAAAACTGTACCAGGTAATCTAAGCGTTGATAATATTGAATTTTTAGCAGACACTAGTACAAGAGAATTAACAGTTTCTTTTACTTTAGTGAGTATTTATGGCTCGGGTGAGCAAACTATAGACTTATCTTTTTAAAAAATGAGGGATAAAAATGGCAGGAATTGAAAGTGCAGGTTTCGTAAAACCCACGCGAGCTGAGCTAATTATAGAGCTTGAAAATAATTTTAAATCAGCTTTCGGAGACAATATCAATTTAGATGCGCGTGGTCCTTTTGGCCAAATTATAGGTATATACGCAGATAAGCTCGCTTCTCTCTGGGATGGTCTGGAAGGGGTCTATAATGCAAATTATGCCGACACTGCTTTTGACGCTAGTTTGGATAATGTTGCTGCTAATAATGCCATTACTAGATTACCTGCCACAGCGTCTACAGTGACACTTACTTTTAGTGGCGATGATGGAACAGTGATTAATACGGGATTTTTATGCTCTGTAGAAAATTTTCCGGATCGGCAGTTCGCCACTACAGAGTCTGGAACGATAAGCGGAGGTTCTTTAGACCTAGAATCGGCTTCTGTTCAATCAGGAGCAATTACAGCACTTTCAGGAACTATCACCGTAATTGACAATCCGCAGACTGGTGTAGACACTGTTACGAACGCATCTGATGCTGAAGAAGGTCGTGACATTGAGACCGATGTAGAATTGAGGGCTAGACGATTTCTTCAACTGCAAGTACCTGGTACAAGCTCTGTGGAAGGTATAAGAAGCGCATTACTTGCGCTTGATCCAGTGATCGACTCTTTTGTGATAGAGAACAGAGAGGACATTGTCGTTGATGGAAGACCTCCTCATTCTTTTGGAGCGTATATAGATGATGGCGGCGATACTGCAAACAATGAGCTTATTGCGCAGACTATCTGGGAAGCAAAAGGAGCAGGAGCTCAAACTCATGGAGATATATCTCAAGTTATCAAAGACTCACAAGGTTTTTCTCAAACTATTGAATTTTCTCGCCCTGCATTAATAGAGATATACTTCTCTGTAACGATTGTTGGGAACACTGATCCAGGTGAAGGTCCTCTTTATCCAGCCGATGGAGATGATCAAGTAGTAGCACAGATATTATCTTATGGCGATACGCTTTCCATAGGTCGAGATGTGATAAAAAACAGAGTTGATCAGGTTATTTCAGAAGTTTCAGGGGTTATAGGTATTATCCTAACTCTTGCAGAGGGCGCCCCTCCTGGGCCTACTGATACTGCAAATATTAATATCGATTTCAATGAAAAAGCAAATTTTGATTCTGCAAATATTATTGTAAGTAGCTAAAGAGGTGAATTTATGCCCATAAGACCAATAAAAATTACAGATTATGAACAACAAGCTAATGCTGACTTCATTACGCAATACAAAGAATCAGATGTAAAAGATCTTATCCAAGGCGCAATGATTGAGATTCAAAAAATAGAAGAAGCTACACAAGATTTTTATTTATTGCTTCCTCTCCAAAATGCTACTGGACAAACTTTAGATCGATGGGGCTTTAATTTTGATGTGGAGCGAGGAGGGTTGGGCGATACTACCTTCCGCGATAAGATTCTTGCACAGATACTCTCGTATACAAGTTCGGGCAAACCTGATCAGATACTACAGATAATCAGTCTACTTACCCAAGCTATAAGTATCAGATTAATAGAGCAACCACCAAGGGCTATTGGTGTTGATATACAGACAGATTTTACCACAATATCAGGAACAGAACTTAGGAATGCTATTGTAAGAGCGTTAGAAAGTACAATAAAACTTTCCGATTTACTTATTATAAGTCCAGTAGAATATTTTGGATTTGCTAATGATCCTGATGCTGAAGGATTTGCTACGTTAACTGATAGTAGTGGTGGTTTTTACAGCATATTAATTTAGATAGGAGTAAATAAACATGACTTTACCAAGTAAACCTACTGTAAGTAAACCAGAGTGGGCCACCGATGCAGGTGCAATCAAATTAGAACCTCCCACAGTTAAAAAAGAAACAGGCTGGGAACTTGTACCTTCCACAACCAAGGGCGAAAAGCCAATTCTGAACTATACTAATTGGAACAATTTTGTTACAGGGGAGTGGGTAGCGTGGCTTGAAAGTGCAGCTGATCAACTTGATAGTGATGTTACAGCGCTTACAGGGGTTGTAGCAACTAAAGAAGATGATTTAGGTAACCCTGCTGAAAGCGGATCTATACTATCATCTACCGATGTAGGAGTGCGTAGCTGGCGACCTGTAGGTACTGATATTGGTGATCTTATAGAGCTAGAGGATGTTGGAGGGAATGCTTCTCTTCCTGCCGTTGATGGTTCTCAACTAACTGGATTGTCTAGTGGCGCAACAACTTTAAACGGTCTCACAGATTGTAGTACCGCTGGCGGCGTACAAGGAGACCTACTTCAAAGAAATGGGGGCGGCATATATACTACTACTCCTGCAGCAACTATTATAGGAAGAAAAAGACAGAATCTCAATGCTCCTGTTTTTGACTACCTCATAAAAGAGCAGCTTCTTAGTGTAGTTAACGCTTTTCACACTCCTAATACAGTTATTGGATTTAATACACTTTATACTGTGCCTTCAGGAAGATACGCAATAATTAATCTGAATGCAAGAAGATTATCAAATGTAGATAGACTTCTTTTACGAAGAGTAGGAGGAAGCGGTGATGCTGCTGTAATCACAAACAGTAATTTTTATGCATCAGTAGCAAACATTGATGGTAACGCTATTAATAGTGATCCTTCTTTTATAGACACAATTGTGCTTAAAGCCGGTGAGTCTATTGTATCACAAAGGTTTGTAGGTTCTGGTATTTTTAATGCCTCTGCAACCGCTTACGAGTACTCTACAGTGAATAGTGTGTATTCTGACATAGGTCTTTTTTATGAAGACAATAATAGCAACAGCGCTTTATACACAGTTCCTGCTAATCGAATTGCTAAAGTTATAGCTTTTACAAATAGCTTGAGCGGCGGTAATGTTGTAGTAAGGAAAGGCGGAGTGGAGCAAAATTTATCTCCCCTACGTGCCCTGCAAGATTTAGGAGCTAATACTTTTTCTAATGTAACTTGGTGTAGAAGCTCAGGCGTTGTTATCCTAAACCCCGGAGATGCTATTGTAGGTAAGAATACGACTGGTAAAGTTACTATTATGGGAGAAGAAATTGACCCATCCTTGTTATAAAAAAGCACCTCTTTTTAGAGGTACTTAAAAATTTAGCAAAGTCTCACTGAGAGTAGGGATACTCTCTTTTGGTTGTTCACTACAATATCAAAGTTTTTTATTTGTGTCAAATTAGCCTAAAAATAAGCAAATAAATATCATTTATTATTAATAATTATGAACAAAAATCTAATTTTTATTTTTTTTGGTATAATAAATATAACGTCTTAAATTAAGGAGGTATCATGAAAGCTTTTTCTGCTACTATAGGAACAACATATACACTTATTGCTGATTTTACTAATGAGATTTATCAAAAAGATAATCTAGAAATCCAATCAAATGGCTCTCAAAAACTTGAGTTTGTTTGGTATTTCGGCGAAACAAACCCCAGCTCCACGGATATTCCAGAGATTATTGTTAACCAAGGACTAGTATCTAGTACCTTTAAGAAGCCGTACATAACAAGGAAAGGGCAATTGTGGGGTAGGTGCCAATCTAGTACTGTAGATGTTTTTGTAAATATTTACTAAAAATAAGGAAAATTAATATGATAAAATTAATAGTTCTATGGCTAATTCTCCATGGATGTAGTACCTATGCACAGTCGACAGCCATAGGCTTGCCTGGCGAATGTAATACAGGCGAGGTCCCTGTAAAAGAGGCTGATGGATCATGGGGATGTATAACACCGGGCGGCGGTGGGAGCTCTCTTCCAGATGGCACTATTATAGATCAACTTTTAAACTGGAACGGTTCAGAATGGATAGGTTCGGCTAACGGTTTTGGTGTTTTATCAGGTTCCTATATAGCACCAACAGCGGACAATCACATTGCCCCTAAAAAGTATGTTGATGATGTAGTAGATACTATCCAAGTCATTTCTCCACTACAAAACGGACTATCTTTAGAGCGCCAAGAATTCACTATAGTTGAAAGTGGTGGAGATCTTTTCTTGGACGTAGGGGCGATAGGAGGTGGAGATATCACGTACATTTTTGGCGAGACAGAATATGTGCTTGATTGTACGACGGGAGGCGGTGTTGGAGGGACAGCGAGAGTTCAACTTATAGAAGGAGCTAGCGCGTCTAGTCCGCAACAAAACTTTGTTTACGTCGTATTGAATGCAGGCAATCTTGAACTAGTGGCAGCAACTTCACGACCAACCGGAGAATTTGCCTATGTTGGTAAGGTTTTAGTTCCGGATTCTACGACTTTTCTTACAGAAGGTGTGTATGCTATCCAGCGCTATACAGATTCCGAATCCTTCGATGGGAGAAGTTCAGTTCAGCGGACAAATGAACGAATACGTATACTCCCTGCAAGTTATGAAAGTGGAATGGATCAAACAGTTACTATAGATACAGTGTCAGCACCAGACGAGGTGAACTTTGAAACTACTGTAGGATCTGCTTGGCAAAAACATTTACAAAGTATTCCTGCTTTAAGTGTGAATACAAATGGAATATATATTGTAAATCACCCAACTACACCATATTTTAAGATAACAGATTTAAACTCTGTAGAAGCACTTCAAACTTCCAGCGGTGTTTCTTTATCTGGAAGCAGGTTTAATTGGGTAATTTGGCTAGCCGCGAATAAAACAACAGGTGATGTAAAACTTTTTTTAAATTTACCAAGTGGTAGTTATGGCAATGACAACGACGCAATAGCTGATCCAAACAACACAGCAGTTGCATCAATCCCAAAAGAGTTTCGAGGCGTTGGCGTTCTAATAGCTCGCTTACCTATAAGGCATCGCACTGTAGGAGGAGGACAATACGAGAACTTGGCCCAATCACAACTTAACCAACAAGTTATCGACTTGAGAGGACAGCTCGCAAGTATTGGTGCAGGTGCTGGACTTATTCCAGCGTCAAACATCTTCCAAGATGATCTATTCAGGGTAGTTGATAACGCCGACAATACAAAAGAAGCTACTTTTGATTCCTCAAATATCACTACGGGAACAACAAGAACTTACACCTTTCCTGATGCTAGCGGGACTATTGTTCTTGATAGTGCGATCCCAGCGCCAACAAGCGTTGAAAACGCTTCGGGACCTGTCACGCTAGAAGGTAATAACCCTACTCCTGTAAGGGTTATTGGTGACACCGACGCAGGCGATAGCAGCTCAAACGTCAGTTTTTACAACAATTCAAACACAGTAAATTTTGGTTACGTTGGAACTATTAATACTAATAATGCCTTACGTGTAGCTGCGCTTGTTGATGATTTAATCATGACCTCTTCCTTAGGAAGGATCGAAATGATTAGTAACAATAGCATGCTTATTAATGCACCTGCTTTTACTGTCATTAATGATAGCAGCGATGTTTTGCAATTAGCTGCAAATGGCCGTGTGGAAGTTGGTGATACGTTCAACCAAACAACAGCTAATAGTACTAATCTCCACGTCGATGCTAATAGTGTTTTATTTCGTTCAACTTCTCTTGAGGAAGTGAAAAACATTAGTAGCGAGAAGATAGATCCTATACTCACATATGAGTTAAAACCAATAATATTCACATCAAAACTTGAAAACGATGACCCTAATCATGTTTTTTTTGGTTTCGGTGCACGCCACACAGAGAGCGTTTCTAAGTCTTTTGCTACTTATGACGGTAGCGGAAAAGTCACTAACTATGACACACGAGCCATTCTTGCAGGGGTTGTATCGACTATTCAAGAGCAGAAAAAAACTATTGATAGTCTGTTAGAAAAGATAAATGTACTTTGTAGCAGCCATCCAAACATAATCAAGTGTAATGAATAGAGGAATATAGTAATGGAGACTAGTTTTAGTCCACCTATTGCAGTACAAGTCGCTGCAAGAAGAGGTCTTGAGATGCGGAGAGAAGCACCACCTCACAAAAAAGGAGGCACGCTGGTAGGTATCATGCGCGCCAGAGATTTGGCTAATGGGAAAAAAATACCTATAACGACTATTCTAAGAATGGCGTCTTTTTTTGCCCGGCATCAAGGAAATCAGAATAAAGATCCAGACGAGAAATATGATCGTGGTCAGATATCTTGGCTACTTTGGGGCGGAGATCCGGGTAGAAAATGGGCTGAAAGCATTATAGAAAATTGGCGTAAAGAGATAAAAAATAAAAAGGGGTTTACAACATGAGTCAAAACGATACTAAGAATCATGATATAATCTTAGATATACTTAACAATCTAAGGGATGACATGCGGCAAGAGTTACGATTACTACAACAAAAAATTGACTCTTTTGTAAATGTTTTTAACGAACATGAAAAAAACGATACTCGCAATCATCACCGTATAGAATCTTTAGAGAATAAAGTTGAAAAAATAGAAATAAAAATTCAAAAATTAGAGCAAGACCCCGGACGGGTTAAAATGGCAAGTTATATGGCAGTAGGTAGAGATTTAGTTTTTTCTGGAGGTTTGTTTCTCGCTATATCTAAAGCTATGGGTTGGATTTGAAGTTTTCTGCTATAATATAGATAGTGTTTTTTGTTTTTATAAGGAGGTTTACATGAGTACTGTAGGAATTAAAGAAACTAAAGATGTGATTAATTTTACCGCTGGTTTAATTAAGGCACTTATCAAGTCATTTGAAGATGGAAAGCTTGCTCTAGATGATCTTCAGCATTTTACTTCTGTTATTAAGGATCTTCCTTCTGCCGCTATAGGCATATCAGGCATTCCAGAAGAACTAAAAGATCTAGATACTGCTGAGATTCAAGAACTTGTACAAGAAGTGTCAAAACACTTTGAAAATGAGGCTACTTTAGAAGTTTTAAGAAGAGTTGTGCGAATAGCACAAGATATGATATATTTATATCAAGCTATTGCTAAGTAAACTATATCAAAAGACCTCACAGATCCCATGGATTCGACCATGGG